CCCACGGGCCACCATCGCCAACCGGGTGGGCAAGGCGCGGTCCAAGGTCTTCGAGGCGCTGAAGCGGCACCAGGAGGCCAGGAGGGCGGCCTTGAGGGCGGCTGGGTGAGATAGTCCCCCCCGCCTGGGACGCCCGCAACCCGAGGCTGGGGACTGCGGGCGGCACTCAACCCACATACGGGCGCCACCACGGGCCTACCCTGACCCAGAGCCGCCCGCACCCATCCGGGTGCCGCTTGGAACTCACGCCCCACTTCAGCCTTCAGGAACTCACGCACAGCGATGTGGCGGCGCGCCGTGGCCTGGACAACGCCCCGAACCCGGGCGAGGTGGCGAACCTGCAGCGCCTGTGCGAGACCGTCCTGGAGCCCACCCGCTGGCTGCTGGGCGTGCCCCTGCGCGTGAATAGCGGCTTCCGTGCCCCGGCGGTGAACGCTGCGGTGGGCGGGAAGCAGAACAGCGCCCACCTGGACGGCCGGGCCTGTGACTTCGTGCCTATCGGCATGGACCTGGGCGAGGCGTTCCTGATGATCCGCCAGTCGAGCATCCCCTACGACCAGGTGATCCTGGAGTTCAACGCCTGGATCCACCTGGCCATCGCGCCCCGCGGTGCCGACCCCCGGCGCCAGGCGCTGGTGCTGCCATGAGCCCGCTCCCCGGATTCCTGGTCCGCGCCTTCTCCCACCTTGGCGAACCATCATCGAAGCGCACCATCGCGGGGTGGTCGGCCGTGGCCCTGTGCCTTGTCTTCGTGGCTATCGGCGCGGCCTGTGGGTGGTGGATCTTCAAGCACGGCGACCTCGGCCTTGGCGCCGCGGGTGCCCTGACCTTCAGCGGGGGGACCGTCGCCACCTTGGCGGGCGTGATCTTCCGCAAGCCAGACGGGGTCGCGGCCCTGCCTTCCCCCGGCGGTTGTGCCGGAAGCGGATCGACCGGGGGTAATCCATGAGGGCCTGGGTTCTGTCCATGCTGCTGGCGGCCTACGCCTGGGGCAACGCGGGCACGCCCCGCGAGGTCTACGTGAAGCACAAGGCCGTCCATGCCCTGGTGGGGCTCGTCCTGGCCTACTATTTCAACGAACTGGGGTTCCCTAAAACAGGGCTGACGCTTGTTTTAGCCCTGGGCGTGGCCAAGGAACTGTTCGACCAGTCAAGGGGCGGCCGGTTCCGCGCTGGGGACGTGGCCTGGACCATCGGCCCCGCCACCGTCCTGATCGTGGCGCTGCGATGGTGACCCGTTACGTGGCCCTCGGCCTGGGCGCCATCCTGCTGGTGCTGGCGTCCCTCGCGGGCGTGGACTCCTGCCGGAAGCGCCAGGGCAGCCAGGCCGAGCACCAGGCCGCAGTTCACCAAGGGGAAGCGAATGCCCACGTTCAGCAGGCCCAGGCAGTCCCGGATCATGCGGCGGAGCTGGCGCAGGCCAAGGCGGACGTGGCTGGGGCACGGGCCGAAGTTGAAAGGCTTCGTCGCATCGTGGCGGCCCAGCGACGGCAGGGAGTTCCTGATCCGGCCGGTCCCGCTGCGCCCGACCCTGGGCCTGTGGCCCCTGATCATCGAGACGAACTGCTGGCTGCCGACGCTGTTCTGATCGCCAAGCAGGACGCGCAGATCCAGGGGCTCACGGTGGCCCTGACCGACGAGCAGGCCCGGTCCGAGCAGTTCCGGCTGGCGTTCGAGGCCGAGCGCAAGGCCACGGCAGCCCAGCAGGCGGCTACCGAGGCATGGAAGCAGGCTGTGACCACCAGCAAGTGGCGCGGCCGTGTCGAAGGGTTCGCCGCCGGGGTTGCCCTCGGCTATGTGGGGGGCAAACGATGACAGACGTTCCAACCGCCATCGCAGCAGTTCTGGCCCTCCTGGCTGGCATGGCCGCGCTGATCAAAACCATGGTGCTGAAGCGCCTGGACAACATCGACGGGAAGCTGGACGGCATGGACGGCCGACTGCAGAACGTCACCGGGCGGGTGATCAGCCTCGAGGAGTGGCGGAAGAACAGCGCCATGCTCGGCCGCCGGGTCACGGACGGGTGCCCGCACGATGACTGCCCGCTGGACAAGACCGACCCCGGCATCACCCTCACGGGTTCCGGCGCCAAGAGCCTGCGGGAACTACTTGATGCCATGAAGAACCAGAGCGGTGACCAATGAACAAGCAGCCCGAGATCCAGGACGTGGGCCCCGAGATCCAGGAGGCCCAGGCCAAGGCCAAGGTCTGCCGGGACAACTACGAGGGCATCGAGGAGATGCGCGAGGCGGGCGAGACCTACCTCCCGAAGAACCCCCGCGAGACCGACCCCGACTACAAACTGCGCCTGGGCCTGACCGACTACTTCCCCGCCCTGCAGCACGCGGTCCACGCCTACATCGGCAAGCCCCTGGGCTCACCCATCGTGGTGGACGGCGCCCCGGGCGAGGTCGAGGCCACGCTGGATAACGTGGACCTGGCCGGGAACGACCTGGACATGTGGGCCCGCCAGTCCCTCACCTGCGGCATCGTGGACGGCGTGACCTTCGCGGTGGCGGACTACCCCGTGGTCCCCGCCGGCAGCACCCTGGCCCAGGAACGGGCACTGGGTGCCCGGCCCTACCTGGTCCACGTCCCACTGGAGAACGTGGTGGACATCCACTACGCCATGGTTGGCGGGGCCCAGAAGGTGGTCCACTTCCGCTATAAGGAGTGCGCCAGCGTGCAGGACGGGCGCTGGGGTTCCCGCAAGGTGGAGCGCATCCGAGTGCTGGAGCCCGGCATGGTCGAGGTCTGGGAGGCCCAGCAGGGCCTGGACGGCAAAACCACCTGGGTGCTGCTGGCGGACCTGTCGGGCCCCGTGAGCGTGCCCGAGGTGCCGGTCGCCAAGTTCTCCGCCATGAACGAGGACGAGCCCCCGCTGACCGAGCTGGCCTGGCTGAACGTACGCCACTGGCAGAGCAAGTCCGAGCAGAACCACATCCTGCATGTCGCCCGGGTGCCCCTGCTGGCCGCCGATGAGGACACCCGCGTGGACCAGGAGGCCGCCGTGGAAATCGGCGTCAAGGGCCTGATTACGGGGTTCAAGGGCCTGAAATACGTGGAAATCGAGGGCAAGGCCATCGAAGCCGGCCGCACGGACATCATGGACACCGAGGACCGGATGCGCCGGGTCGCGGGGCAGATGCTGGTCACCGAGTCGGGTCAGAAGTCCGCCACCGAGGCCGCCCTGGAGGGTGGAGAAGGTGCCAGCCAGCTTCGCGCCTGGGTCGGGAACTTCCAGTCGTTCCTGAACGAGTGCCTGCGGCTGCTGGCCCTGTGGGTCGGTCAGAAGGAGGGCGGCAAGGCCCAGGTGGACATGGAGTGGGACGAGGTGCAGGTGGGCGCGGATCTGCTCACGGCCCTGTCCACGATGCGGGAGAAGGGGCAGATCACCGCCGAGGTGCTGTTCTTCAACCTGCAGAAGGCCAGCATCATCCCGCCGGACATGACCTTCGATGAGTTCCAGGCCCGGCTGGACATGGAGGCCCCCGCCCCCATGCCGGTCGTGAGCCCCCGCAAGCCGCCCAAGGTCGCCACGATCACGAATCCCGATGGCAGCACGTCCACCGTCCAGATGAGCTAAGGAGCCCCCATGAGCAAGGGAAACACCACCGAGACCGACATCCTGGCGTTCATCTTCAACGCCACGGCCATGCCCTCCTACGGGGCGAACCTCTACGTTCACCTGCACACCGCCGACCCTGGCGAGGGTGGCACGGCGACCACGAATGAGGCCGACTATACCGGCTACGCGGCGGTCTCCGTGAGCCGCGACGGCGCGGGGTGGACGGTGGCCGGGAACCAGGCCAGCAACACCGCCGAGGTCACGTTCCCCGAATGCACGGGCGGGGCCAACACCATCACCCACGCCAGCGTTACCACCTTGGCCGGGCAGATCCTCTACTCGGGCGCCCTGACTGCACCCATCAACATCAGCAACCTGATCACCCCGCGCTTCCCCGCTGGGACGCTTGTGCTTCAGGAGGACTAGCCCATGCCGGATTCCTACACCCAAGTCCCGCCCAACAGCACCGGCAACAAGATGCGGACCCGCACCAGGGTTGTGGGTGCGGATACGGTCCACGAGCAGGCTGTCTTCAACGGTGCCCAGCCCACTTTCTATGCCTACGCCGATGCGGTGGCCTTCGCTGCCAACAAGCAGATGATCAGCATCTACAACGCTGCTGGCACAGGCAAGATGATCGTGCTGAAGAATCTGTTCCTGATCGACCTCGCCGTGTCTGCTGTCACCGGTGTGGCGCTTCGCCAGGATGTGAAGCGGTTCTCGGCTCTGCACTCTGGCGGGACGGCTGTGACCCCTGTCCCGTGCGACTCGGCCAGCCCCGCCCTCCCTGCTGGCGTGACGGTGAAGACCGGCGCAACGGTCACCGATGTGACCCTGCTATTCCCCATCACCTTCTCGAATGACGAGGTGGGTGCAACCCAGGGCTTCCCCGGTTCCCTCCAGCTTGCGGGGATCAACTGGTTCCCCGAGGGCGTGGAGACCCAGGAGATCCGCCTCCGCGAGGGTGAGGGCCTGACCGTGAAGAACATCACCTCCACCACCGTGGGCAGCTTCGGCTACCTGCTGGTCTTCACCGTGGATGACCTCTAAAGTGCTCCTGCCCTACACCACCCTTGAATACTACGGCGAAGCCGCTGGGGCCATGCTGGACACGTCCACGGGCACCAGCGCGGCCGATATTCAGGGGTGGGGGAGGGCCCAGGGTGGTGCCAGCGGCGTGGCGACCATGCCCACAGCGCACGTCACTGGCCTGAAGAACCGCCCGATGACGGCGGTGGGCCTCGGGCAGATCGTGACGGCCTACCCTCGCGGGAAGGCCCGGCCCATCCTCACCGTGTCCATCGGGGCCCGCCCCAGCGCCGAGGACGTGGCCCAGGCCGTCTGGGGCATGGACAACGGCATCGAGACCGGCTGGACACCCCGCCAGGTGATGCGCATCCTGGCCGCCGTCATGGCTGGCAAGGTCACGGGCGCCGACCTGAACGCCCCGGTGTTCCGGTCCATCACGGACACGGAGCCCCGCGTCACCGCAGCCACGGACGCCAGCGGGAACCGGTCCACCGTCACCCTGAACCCGGACTAGGCCATGTTCAGCGCCTACTTCACGGGCAGCTACTTCCCCACCGCCTGGGGCGGGGCCAGCGAACCCGCCACGCCTGGGGGCATGGCTGCGACCGTCCTGGGCCTGGCCTCGGCGTCTGCCCCCCTGCTCGGGCGTGCTGCCCTCGGTATGGCCTCCGGTGGCGCCGGTTCCCTCACGGGCGACCTGTCGGCATCGAGCGGCCCGTCCGTGGTGGACATGGCGTGCGAGATCCACGGCGCTGGTTCGTTGGCTGGTGCACTCTACGAACCGCCCGCGGCTGGTGGTGGTGGGGGCATCCAGCCCACGGCCCGCACCCGCCGCCGCTTCGTGACCCTCGCCTGCGAGATCCAGGGCGCCGGGAGGCTGTGGGGCCGGTGCGAGACCGCCCTGCGGGTCGTGCAGGAGGTCCACGGGTTCAGCCTGCCGACCTTTGAAGCCACCCGGGCCCAGGTAGCCGCCCCGCCCCCTGCGCCCGTCGCGGTGTTCAAGCCCGCCCCGCCCCCGGTCTATGTGCCCCTGGGCATGGTGGCCATGGGCTCCAGCCGGGTGGTGGCGGGCCTGTCGGCCATCGCTGGCGCGTCCGCCCTGGCCGCCGGCAACGGCAGTCTAACCGGGGCGCTCACAGTCTCCGCCCGCCCCGCCCCTGACCATCGCGCCCTCGCCGTGGCCCTGCTCATGCTCATGGAGGACGCGGCATGAACACCATCACGCTGATCATCCCCGAACACACCCAGGCGAAGCTGGACGAGCTCCAAGCGCACTACCTGATCCCCCCGGACATGATCCTCCAGAAGGTCATCGTGGACCGCGTGGACGAGATCCATGAGCTGGTGGTCCTCGAACCAGCACGAAAGAAGGCCAGCGCATGAACCTAGCCGACCGCTGGCACAGCGCCATCCTGAAGAACTCCCTCGACCTCATGCGCTACGAGGCGGGCCTGCGCACCGAGATCCTGGCCATGCTCACGCAGCTCGGCCGTGAACTGGTGGGCGAACTGGCCCAGGCCGGTCTGGACACCCCCCGCACCGACTGGCAGCGGGCCCGGCTGCGGGCGCTGCTCGACGGGGCCCAGAAGCGGATCGGGGAGGGGTTCAGCGACATCGCGGACCACCACGCCCTGAACCTTGCGGACGCTGCTGAGGCATCCGCGAACAGCCTGGTGGTCGCCCTGAACGACGCCGTGGGGGTCGAGCTGCTCCAGGGCGTGAAGTGGACGCCCGAACTCCTGAAGGGCCTGGTGGACGGCACGCTGGTCGAGGGCGCCCCGAGCGCCGACTGGTGGGCTCGGCAGTCCGTGGACCTCCAGGAAGCCTTCGCGGACCAGATGCGGCAGGGCATCCTCCGGGGCGAGACCGTGGGCCAGATGACCGCCCGCGTGCGTGACCTCCAGGCCATCAGCGCCCGGAACGCCGAGGCCCTGGTGCGGACCAGCGCCCTGGCCGTGAACAACGCCGCGCAGCTGGCCGCCTACCAGGAGAACGCGGACGTGATCGACAAGCTGCAGTGGACCGCCACGCTGGACCCCCGCACCTGCGTGCGCTGCGGTGCCCAGGACGGCACCATGTGGCCCCTGGGCGAGGCCCACGTCCTGCCCCCGCTCCACTGGAACTGTCGTTGCATAACTGTCCCAATTACAAAAACTTGGGAGCAATTGGCGAAGAAGAACAAAGCCCTGGCCGCCCAGTTCGATGAGATCACCCCCGGCACCCGGGCCAGCATGGGCGGGCCGGTGAGCGGGGACACGACCTGGGAGTCCTGGCTGGGGGGCCAGCCCAAGGCGGTCCAGTCCGAGATCCTGGGCCCCGCCCGCCAGAAACTCTGGGACGCGGGGAAGCTGACCATCACCGACCTGGTGGACCAGCGGGGCAACGCCTTGTCCCTGGCTGAACTCCGCGCCAGATAGTCCCCCCCGGTGGGGACGGTAACAACCCGAGGCTTGGTCCAGGACTGGGTGCGACGCCCATCCTCCGCGTGACGCGGAACCCCTGGAGCCTCAATGCTCAAGTACAAGCTCGACTCCCTAGACGGTCTCGATGAGGGCCTGAAGGCGTTCTACAAAAAGGACGGCGACAAGTTCGTCCTGGACGTGGACGACTCCGGCGCGAAGTCGGCCATCAAAGCGGAGCGCGACCGGGCCGAGGCCGCCGAGAAAGCCCTGAAGGAACGGGAAGCGGCGGAAACGAAGGCCAAGGCAGACGCCGAGAAGGCGAAGCTGGAAGCGGCGGGCGACTACGAGAAGCTGAAAGCGGCTGTGGAAGCCGAGAAAAAGGCTCTGCTTGAGGAGAAGGAGAAGGCCACCGCTGGCCTGAAGTCCTACCTCCTGAAGTCGGAACTCACGGCGGCCATCGCCCAGCACAAGGGCAACCCGCACCTCGAAAAGCTGGTCGTTGACCAGTTCGAGGCAGTCCTGTCCCCGGATGGTGCCCACAAGGTGCTCTCCAAGGACGGCAAGACCCCGGCCCAGTTCATCGAGTCCCTGAAGGCGGACGCCAGCTATGGCGCGTTCTTCGAGGGCTCCGGCGTGAGCGGTGGCGGGGCGCCTCCCCAGGCAGGTGGCAGTAGGCCCGCCGGGAAGGTCATCTCCCAGGAATCCTTCAACCAAATGAGCCCCAAGGCCCGCGCTGAATACGTGGAAGCCGGGGGCACTCTCAAGGGGTAACGGACCATGTCCAATACGCTCACCGCCCTAGTCCCGACGCTGTTCAGCGCGGCCCTGGAAGTCTCCAACGAACCCTTCGGCGTCCTGGCCGCCGTCACCACCAACTGGAACGACAAGGGCGTCGCCAAGGGCGACGAGGTCATGGTCCCCATCGCGCCCGTCCGCGCCGCGACCGACTTCACCCCCGCCGCCACCAGCACCGCCGGTGACGACGCGGTGGCCGCGAACGTCAAGGTGAAGATCACCCAGTCCAAGAAGGTGAGCTGGCACCTGACCGGGGAGCAGCAGCGCAGCCTCGAAAACGGCGCCGACGCCAACGAGTGGGTGCGCCAGATGGTCCTCCAGGGCATGCGCACCCTGCGCAACTTGGCCGAGGCTGACGCCGCCGCCGCCATCAAGGTGGGCGCTTCCCGCGCTGTGGGCGCCGCTGGCACCAACCCCTTCGCCACCAACATGGACCCCCTGGTCGATGTCCGGAAGGTGCTGTTCGATAACGGCGCCCCCATGTCCGACCTGCAGTTCGTCATCGACTCCACGGCCGGCACCGCCGCCCGCAAGCTGGCGATCATCCAGCAGGCTTACCAGGCCGGGTCCGATGCCGAGCGTCGCAGCGGCGATCTCCTCCGGCAGTTCGGGTTCGCCATCAAGGAATCCGCTGGCATCAGCCTCCACACCAAGGGCACCGGCGCCTCCTACGTGACCTCCGGCTCCACCGCACCCGGTGTGACGGATGTCGCCCTGGTCACCGGCACCGGCACCGTGCTGGCTGGCGATGTGGTCACCTTCGCGGCTGATTCCGCGAACAAGTATGTGGCGAACGTCGGCGTGGCCGCCCCCGGCACCATCACCCTGGGCCGCCCCGGCGCAAAGGTGACCATCGCCACCGCCAACGCCCTGACCGTGGGTAACAGCTACACCCCCAATCTCGCTTTCGAGCGCAGCGCGGTGGTGAGCGTTCTCCGGCCTCCCATCATCCCCGAGAACGCCACGATCAAGCAGCAGATGATCAGCGACAAGACCGGCCTGACCTACCTCCTGCTCGACATCCAGCAGTACGGCATGCGCACCTGGGAACTCCACCTGGCCTACGGGACCAAGGTCGTCCAGGGCGAACACGTCGCCATCGTCATGGGCTAGACCTAACCAGCCGGGGGGCTCTGATCGGGCTCCCCGGCACCTTTTTGGAGCCAGCATGGCCCGCCGCCGCACCGCCGCGCCCGTTGAGGGCCTGGTCAACGCCACCGAAACCGCCGCGCCCGTTGAGGGCCTGGTCACGGTGTGCAAGGGCGGTGAAGTCCTTTACGTCCACCCCACTTGCGTCAAGGCCCATGAAAACGCGGGCTGGAAGGTGGAGGAGTAGCCCATGCCCCTCGTCATCGTCGCCACCGCCGGGGCAGCCAACGCCAACGCCTACGCCACCCTGGCGCAGGCCGAGGACTACGCGCTGACCCTCCCCATCCGCACGGACTGGGCGGCGGCTGACGACGCCACGAAGAACGCGGCCCTGGTCCAGGCCACGCGCATGCTGGACACCCTGCTGTGGGCTGGCTGGCGTTCCGCGCCGGCCGTCCAGGCCCTCCAGTGGCCGCGCCAGGGCGTGTGCGACCGGGAGAACTATTCCCTGGACCCCGCCACCATCCCCGCCAAGATCCGGGACGCCTGCTGCGAGTTCGCGGTGCGGCTGATCGCGGACGACCGGGCGGGCGACGCGGGCGGCCTGGCCCCTGAGACCATCAAGGTGGGCCCCCTCGAACTGGGCAGGATGCGGCGGTCCCCCATCCCGGCCAGCGTGCTGGAGATGGTCCGCGAGTTCCTGGAGTCCGCTGGCGCTGGGCCCCGCATGGTGCGGGCATGAGCCTCGCCACGGTGGTCGCTGGTGCGGCCAAGCGGGCGCTGGGTGCATATGGCGCCCCTGGGACGCTGACCCACAAGACCCCCGGAGCCTACGACCCCGCCACGGGTGGGGCCTCGGTCACCACGACCACCACCAGCGTCCGCGCCCTGCTGGATGCTTCGTCCACCACGGCCCTGGGCTTCAAGTTCGGCCAGGATCTGGTCCGCGCCGGGGACATGCTGGCCACCGTCACGGGCGTGGTCCCGGTCGAGGGCGACACGCTGACCCTGGCCATGGGCACCTTCGCGGTCATCGAGGTGCGCCCTGCCTTCGTCCAGGCCACCCAGGTGATGGCAGAGTGCCTGGTGCGGCGATGACGTTCGCCTCGGACCTCCAGAAGTTCTCCGAGAAGACCGGCATCCGCATGGATCAGGTGGTGCGGAAGGTGTGCCTGGACCTGACCCGCGACCTGGTTCGCATGACCCCTGTGGCCTACCCCCCAAGCTGGACGCCTCCAGGCCCCACCTGGTATGTCGGCGGCCATGCCCGGTCCAACTACTTCTTCGGCGTCGAGCGGAACGGGTCGAAGGATCCAGCCCGAGATAAGACTGGCGCCCCATCGCTGGCCCGATCTGCCACCTTCTCCGCCACCCTCAAGGCAGGCGGGGTGTTCTACATCACGAACAACCTCCCATACATCCTCCAGATCACGCAATACGGGCACAGCCAGCAGGCCGCTCCCGGAAGCCTCACGAAGCTGACCGCGAACTGGCAGTCCAGGCTGGACAAAATCGCGAGGTCCGTGTGAACCACGCCGCGATCCGCACCGCCCTGGAGGCCAAACTGAACGCCCTGGGCGCCATCAGCGTGGCGTGGCCCGGGGTGCCCTACACGCCGCCCACCTCCGGGGTCTGGTACAAGCCCGCCATCTTGCCCGGCGGGGTGGACGTGGCTGCTGGCGTGGCCGGTTCGGTCCACCAGAACGGCGACTTCCAGGTGTCCGTCTTCGCGCCTGCGGGCACGGGCACGACCGCCCTGCACGCCGCGGCGGATGCCCTGGTCGCGCACTTCGACCGGGTGCTGCTCGGCACCACTCTCCACACAGGCGTGCCGGAGATCGGCCCGCTACTGGCCGAACCGGATTGGCTCCAGTTGCCAGTGACCGTCCCCTACACCGTCCTCTAGGAGCCTCCCATGCCTGTTGAAGTTGGAAATCTCTCCCGCCTTGCCTACGTCCAGGAGGTGGCCTTCGGGACCACCCCTGCCACCCCCACCGGCCTGACCGTGCGGAAGATCGGGTTCGACCTGACCGCCGACCGGAACTACATCGACAACCCCGAGCTGCGCACGGACGGCATGACCGCCGTGGGGCGCGGCGGGGCGCTCCGGGGCAAGGGCTCGATCAGCGCCAAACTGTCCTACGGGTCGTTCGATGACCTCCTGGCCGCCTCGCTGGGGAGTTTCGGCTGGTTCTCGAACGTCATCAAGGTGAAGCCCATCGTCGTGGACAGCGCGGCCACCCTCCAGATGACCGCCGCCACGCGCACCATCACCCGCCCCACGGGTTCGTTCACTTCGGACGGCTTCGTGGTGGGCGATTTCATCAACCTGTCCGGCTTCACCAACGCCGGGAACAACGGCGTGTGCCAGTTGGCCACCGTGGGCACCACCACGATGACCTTCAACGCGACTCCCACCAGCCTGACCCCCGTGGACGAGGCCGCGAACGCTGCGGCGGGCGCCTCCGTGAACACCCGGCCCTCCTTCACCTTCGAGAAGGCGCACCTGGTCAACGGCATCTACTTCCCCTTCACCGGCTGCGTGGTGGACGGGTTCGAGATGTCCGGCAAGGTGAACGACGCCGTGGACATCAAGTTCGACCTGGTGACCAAGGCTGTGGGCAACGAGGCCGTGTCTAGCGTGTTCAGCGCCATCACCGCGGCGAACGCGAACCCGCTGATCACCTCCTGGGATGGCACCGTCAAGAAGGGCGGCACCACCCTGGCCAACGTGGTGGGCTGGACCCTGAAGGCCACCCGCAACGTGGACACCGCCGAGGTGGTGGGCTCCAGCGCCCTCTACGACATCCAGCCCAAGGCCGCGAAGATCACCGGGACCATGGAGCTGTATTTCGACTCCTACGCCCTCTACACGGACATGCGGGCTGAGAACGACGTGGTGTTCCAGCTCAACCTGGGCCCCGGCGGGACCAAGAGCTACACCGTGGACCTGACGCTGTGCCGCATCAAGTCCTGGAAGTCCGAGCCCAAGGAAGGGCTGATGACCGCCATGGTCGAGTTCGAGTCCTTCGCGCCCACCTCCGGGACGAACACCTCGCTGATGATCACCCGCCTGCCGTAAACCAAAAACCGGGGCGGGTCGTGATGGCCCGCCCCATTAAAGGAGTCCGAGATGGACATCAAAAAGATCCGAGTGCTTGACACCATCCCGGTGGTGGTCACCGATCCAGACGGGGGGCCTGATGTGGTGTTTACGCTGGCTGGCCCCGCGCACCCGGTGGCGCTGAAGGCAGACCAGGCCCGGGCCGACGCGATCATGAAGCAGCGCGGCAAGTTCAACGCCCGCGCCATGGCGAATGAGTATGTGGCGGCCCGCGTCATTGGTTGGGAGGGGCTGACCTCCGATGGCGAGCCGCTGGTTTTCTCCCCGGAAGCCGCCTCGGCGCTGCTGTCCGATCCGAACATGGGATTCCTGCGGGACCATCTCCAGGCCGCCATCGGGGACAACGAATCCTTCTACAAAAGCCGCTGAGGATGAGGTCTTCGACGCCGCCCTCCAGACTTTCAGGCTCACCACGCCTGATGAGGGTGGCGTCACTCTTTTCGAGAAGGGCGAACACCTGGCCAAAACGAAAGGGGGAAACCCGTTCGAGGTCCCTGCAATGCCCGCCATCGCGGATCGCCCAATGGCCTGGTTCCGGGATCTTTCTTCTCGCAGGACGGTGGGCATGGCTCTCAACCCGATCACATGGGAGGCCATGGACGCCTACTTTCGATTGACCGGGGTCTCACCCCTCCCGTGGGAAATCAGGATCTTCAGCGCCATCGAAAACGCCTTTATGGCATCCCGCAACAAGCCCAAGGACTGAGCCATGGACATCGCTAAACTGAGCATCGCCGTTGACTCGTCCTCAGTTAAGCAGGCGACGCGGGACATGGGCGAGATGCAAGCAAAGGGCGAAAACCTGATGCGCATCCTGGCAGGGCTTGGAACGGCGCTTGGGGTGGGCGCCATCGTCCAGCAGTTCGTAGCGACGAACCAGGAGTTCCAGCGCCTCAGCGCCTCGCTGGTCACAGTGACGGGCGACATCGACTCCGCTCAACGCGCTTTTGCGATGGTTCAGGATTTCGCAAAAACCACACCTTACGAGCTGACCGAGCTGACCCAGGCGTTTGTGGACCTGAAAACCAGGGGCATGGACGCCAGCGTCTCCAGCCTGACCTCGTACGGGAACATGGCCTCAGCCTTCGGGCGGTCCCTCACGGACCTGATCCGCGCCGTGTCTGGCGTGGCCATGGGCGAATCCGAGGCCATCAAGAGTTTCGGCGTCCAGGCGCGGACTGAGGGGGACCGGATCGCCCTCACATTCAAGGGGCAGACCGAGATCATCAACCGCAGCGTGAGCGCAGTTGAGGATTATTTTAAGCGGCTCTCGGATGCCAACTTCGCCAGCGGGATGGAGCGCCAGGCCAAAACCCTGGGAGGCGTCCTGTCGAATCTCAAGGACCAGGTTGCGTCAACGTTCTTCGCCATCGGCAACGCCGGGGCTTCGGATGTGATGACGAAATCCATTCTTGGACTGACCAACGCCATCGCAAGGGCCACCCCTACCTTGGTTGAGTTCACCACCAAATCCATCCAGGGCTTCTCCTCCCTGATTGGCATCATCCAGTCTTACAAGATGCAGATTGGTTTGGCGGTGGTGGTCCTTGGGACCATGAGTGCGGCCACAGCCATCGTCAATTCCACAACGCTCGCTTCGGTGGTGGCCTTCACCGCGCAGACGGCGCGGGTGGTGGCACTGACCTATGCCGCGTCTGGGTTCAGCGTGTCCGCTGCTGCCGCCGCCATCGCTCAGGCTTCTTGGAACGCGGCGACCCTCACGGGGGTTGCGGCGGCTGGTGTGCTGGCGGCGGCTATCGCTGCCCTCTACATCGCCACAAAGAGCATACGCGAGGAGATTGAGCGCCTCAACAAGGAAGTAGAGAACAACAAGCCCTGGCATGACCGAGCCGCGCTCCACAAGAATTTTGCCGCAGACACCAACCAGGTGCTAGAGAACGTGAAACTGCTACGGGCGGCACTGGCTGGGGACAAGGGCGCCAAGGACGAACTCGCCATGCCCGAGGTCTCGGCCTACAAGCGGCTGGCGGCTGAGATGGGAACCGAGGCTTTCGGCCGCCAGGTCAAAATGCGCGTCGATGCGGTGAAGACCGAACGCGAGTTGAAGGCCCAACTGGATGCCCAGAACAAGGCGATGAAGGACGGCGAGGAGGCGGCCAAGAAACTGCACGCCGAGCGCAAGAAGTTCTTCGCGGACCAGGCCGAAGCCTACGCAAAGGCCACGCTCTCGGAGTCGAAACTTTTGGACATGGAGATGAAGCGGCTCCGGCTCAAGGGCAGCGACCGCGCCATGCAGAACATCCTCCAGGGGGTGGTGGACACCGCCACGATGAAGCCTCTCGATGAGGGCCTGCGGGACATCCCAGACCTGAAGCCCGCCACCGTGAACGCCCTGGACCTCCAGATGGCGATGATCAAAGCCCAGAGGGAGGCACGGAACCTCCGAATCGCTGTCGTCACGAACTGGGACATCATCAGCCAGGTGATCGAGGACTCCAGCCAGAACGCCACGGATGCGCTGGTGTCCTGGATGAACAACCTCGACGGCGTAGGCCGGTCCTGGGACACGCTGGGGCAGACGGTCAAGCGTGTCATCGCGGACATGCTGATCCAGATGCAGCGGGCGGTGGTGCAGCAGCAGATGATGGGCTGGGTCAGTGCTGGCGTCACAGCGTTGGGCGGGATGCTGGGCGGCCAGCCCACCACCACGGCCAGCACCACCGGCTTCATCGACACGGCGCCCGTGGTGGCGGGGTCCATGCAGTCCTCTGGCCGGGTGGAGACATCCATCGTGGTGAACGTGAACGGCGGCAAGGGCGAGGTGGACAGCCAAGCCAAGGGCGGCGGCGACTTGGGGCGGGGCCTCAAGGCAGCGGTGGACAACTACATGGCCGAATGGGCGTCCCGCGAGAAGCGCCACGGCGGTATGCTGGCGAGGTCTTGATGGATACCTTCACCTGGGTGCCCGACATCGGCGCGGAATTAGAGATGAAGCCAAACCTCCACGGCGTGGACTTTGGCGAGAACTACGAGCAGACCGCCCCGGCTGGGATCAACTACCTCATGGAGAGGCGGACGCTGAGTTTCACCAGTCGCGCACCCGCCGAATCCCAAGCCATCGCTGACTTCCTGGAGGCACAGGGCGGCTACCTGACCTTCCTCTACACCCACCCGAACGGCACGGCGAAAAAATACAAGTGCAAGTCGTGGCGCGTGACTGACACGGAGGGCAACCACCAGAGGATCAGCGCCGAATTCCAGCAGGTGCCCGCGTGAGCCTACCCGTCGCCGAGATCCAGAGGCTGGACCCATCTGCGGTCCTGCATCTGTTCGTCTTGGACGCCACGGTCTGCGGCGGTGGCGTGACCTACTGGGCCATGGAGCCCAACATCACGGGGGCGCCCATCATCTGGCAGGGGCAGGCATACCAGCCCATCCCCATGACGTTTGAGGGGTTCGAGTGGTCCAGCAAGGGCACCCTGCCCCGCCCAAAACTGACCATATCCAACCTGGACGGCGCGATCGGCGCGATGGCGCGGGAGTTCGATGACCTGGTGGGCGCGAAGGTCACCCTCCGGCGAACCTTCGCCCGGTTCATGGACTCGGACAACTTCCCCGCGCCCGCCGGTGACCTGGGGTGGGGGCTGGGCCCGTGGGGTGACACGGCCTGGGGCGGGTCTGGGTTCAACCCCAGCGCAGACCCCGAGGCCGGGTATGTGGACGAGCCCTGGTTCGTAGAGCGCAAGATTTCGGAAACCCCTACCGCCATCGAGTTCGAGCTTTGCACCCCCATGGACCAGCAGAACGCCATGGTTCCAAAGCGGCGGGTCACGGCGAACGTCTGCGGCTGGCAGGATGCCGCTGTCTGCCCGTTCTCTGTGGGCGGGCTCTGCGCCAAGACCCTTCCGGCCTGCCGCGACCACGCCGCTGGTGACGGGGCGGCCTTGGCCCAGTTCACGGGGGGGCTGCCCTTCGGCGCCTTCGTTGGCACGGCGCGGGTCCGATGACGCCCGCCCTACTGGAGGTCATCCTGGACCACGCCCGCGCCGAGGCGCCCCGCGAGTCCTGCGGCGTGCTGGTGTGGGACGGGCAGAACGGGGCGACCTACCGCCACTGCCAGAACATCGGGGGGCCGGACCAGTTCGAGATCCACCCCGAGGACTGGGTGGCCGCCGAGGACGCGGGCCCGGTCCTGGGCGTGGTCCACAGCCACCCGGGCGGCACCACCGAGCCCAGCGGCATGGACCGCGAGATGTGCGACCGCTCCGGCGTGCCGTGGTGGATCGTGACGCCCGAGGGCGACTGGCAGCGCATCACCCCCACCGGATGGGAGACCAAGGGCCACCCGTTCGCCTGGGGCGTGCAGGACTGCTACACCCTGGCGTGGGATGCCTACGGCCACATGCCGGACTTCGTGCGCGGGCCCGGCTTCTGGAAGAATCACGACCTATTCACCGAGGGCCTGGAGGCAGCCGGGTTCGAGCGCGTGGAGGACGGGCCCCAGGTGGGCGACGCCCTGCTGCTGTCGATCCGGGGCGCGGGTGTGCCGAACCACTGCGCGGTCTACATCGGCGGCGGCCGGGTGCTCCACCACCTGCCGGGGCGGCTGTCCCGCGAGGAAGACCTGGGCCCGCTGAACCGGGCGGTGGTGGCCGTGGTGCGGAGGCGGGCATGAGCATGAAGACGATCCGGCTCTACGGGGAGATGCGGAAGAAGTTCGGGAAGGAGTTCCGGGTGGACGTGGCCACGCCACGGGAGGCGGTGGCATGGCTGTGCAGGTTCCAGCCCGGCTTCCGTGCCTACCTCCAGGAACGCCTTGACGCCCCTTTCCGGGTGCTGGTTGGGCGCCGAGCCCAAGATGAGAGCGGGCTACACGCCCCGGTGGGCCGCACGGATGTCATTCGCCTTGTGCCGGTGGTGGCCGGTGCCAAAGACGGCTGGGGGCAGATCCTGACCGGCGTTGTGCTGCTGGTGGCCGTTTATTTTTCAGGCGGCTCCCTTGCCCCTTGGGCTGCCAGCTTGATGACAAGCATGGGCACGGCCATGGTCCTCGGCGGCGTGGCCCAGGTGCTGGCTGGGACGCCCCAGGCCAACACGCCAGGCGACTACGGCGGGAACGATGCCAAGACGTGGACCTTCGGCGGGCCGACCCTCACGGTGGGCCAGGGCGGGTGTGTCCCGGTGCTCTACGGCAAGATGCGCATCGGCGGCCACGTCATCAGCGCGGGGATCGACGCACACGCGTGGGGTTCTGACGACTTTGGATCTGGCGCCCCAGACACGAGCGGCACAGGCGGAACGGCAGGCGGCGGGGACCATCGCGTTTGGGTTAGGGAGCTGTAATGCCAGGGATTCAAGTACTCGATTCGGGGGCGGGCGGCTGGACCGGTGGCAGCGGCGGCAGCGGCGGCGGTGGCACGGGGTCTTCGGGCGATGGCGGCCCCGAAACCTTCACCCCGACAGGCGTCATCCCGGAAATCGGGACGCTCCAGATCCTTTTGAGCGAGGGCGAAATCGAGGGCCTGGAGGACGGGCTTAAATCTGTCTACCTCGACGGGACGCCGATCATGGCCAGCGATGGCAGCTTCAGTTTCAATGGCTGGGCCATGGAAATGGCGATGGGGACCAACGAGCAGCCGGTGCTTGATGGCGTCACGGGCACGGAGTCGGAGAACCCGGTCAACGTGCGGGTGAAGTATGGGGTGCCGGTCACGCGGTCCATCACGTCCAACCCAACCGCGGTGCGGGTCAGGATCGCCATCCCCGCGCTGAAGCTGATCAACAGCACCACGGGCGTGGAATCCGCCTACTCGGTGACGATCAAGATCGAGCGGCAGAACGCCAACTACACCCCGTCAGGTGGGGCGCAGGGCGACTGGGAGGAGGTCACCCTGGCGGGCGGGGGTGTGATCGCGGGAGTGGACCCTTACTCTACAAAACTCACCACCACCTATCGAATCGAAACCCCAGTGGCCGGGGCTTGGCAAATCCGGGTTACCCGCGTCAGCGCGGACGATGCGGACCTCTACCACCAATCCGCAACCTGGTGGGAGGCGTTCACAGAGATCGTGGACGGGGAGTTCAGGTATCCGAACAGCGCGGTCCTGAGCATCCAGATCAGCGCGGAGCAGTTTCAGAGCATCCCCCAGGTGAATGTAGTGGCCAAGGGCATCAAGGTCTTGGTGCCCTCGAACTACGAGCCCCCGCAGTGGACGCCCGCGAGTGGCGGGACGCCCGGTTTCTGGACAGAGGCGGTTTACCACACGACCGGCTTCGGCACCACGGGGGGAGCATGGGACGGGACGTTTGGCGACCGCGCCACAAGCACGCTCGGGAAGAAGGTCTGGACCTCCAACCCGGCCTGGATCTTCCTGGACATGGCGACCAGTGAGCGTTACGGCACGGGGTCTTTCCTCGATGTGGCGAACCTCGACAAGTGGGCGCTCTACTCGATCTCGCAATGGTGCGATGAGCTGGTAGACGACACCAAGGGCGGGGAGGAACCCCGGTTCCAGTGCAACCTCTACATTCAGAACCAGCAGAACGCTATCCGTGCGTTGGCCCAGCTGGCTTCCGTCTTCCTCGGGGTCTGCTACTACGCGTCGGGGGTCATCACACCCCTGCCGGATGTGGACGACGCGCCCAGCGCCCTTTTCACGAACGCCAACGTGGAGGGCGGCGTATTCACCTACGAGGGGACGGCCCGCAGCGCCCGCCACAGCGCGTGCGTGGTCACGTTCTCCGACCCAGAACTAGGTTGGGCGCCGAACACGGCGGTCTATGAGGACGAAGCAGCCATCGCCAAGTATGGCCTTCAGACCCTCGACTACCAGGCCATCGGCTGCACGAGCTACGGGCAGGCGCTGCGCCTCGCTAAGTGGGCCATCCTCACGGAGACCATGTGCGGCGAGGTGGTTTCCTTCGTCAGCGGGCTGGAAGGGTCAACTGTCGCGCCAGGGGTGATCATCCAGGTGGCTGATCAGTTCCGAGCGGGGAACACGCGGGCCGGCGGTCGCATCCTCGCCGTGGACAACACCGGCACCAACGCCGTGGTGACCCTGGACGCCCCCGTGACTATCGGGGCTGGTGCCTACACGCTGCGATGCCAGACCAGCTCCGGGATGGAATCCAAGACCGTTCTGACGGGCGCGGGGACCACGGATGTTCTCACGGTCTCGGGGTTGTTCAGTTCTGCGCCCGAGGCCAACACCGGGTGGTTGCTCCAGGCGGGCACCACGGCCTCTCTGTGGCGCGTGCTCGGGGTCAAGAAGGACGAAGGCATCAAGTATTCCGTCACCGCGCTGAAGCATGACCCCACCAAGTACACCTTGATCGCATAGGAGATCCCATGTCCACGACCACGCCCAATCTCGGCCTTTACATCCCCGCGAGTGGTGACGGCTCCAACAATGGCCTTCCGTGGGGCGTCCAGATGCAGGAGAACTTTGAAAAGATTGATACGTTCACCTCCGACCTCGCCGCGACTACGGGGGCGGGGCTGGTGGGGGGACTCCCGTTCGTCTCAGTAATGTCCTACGGGGCAACGGGCAACGGGGTCACGGATGACACGGCCAATATCGCAACCGCAGTGGCGGCGGCCAACGGGAAGCGGCTGGTGTTCCCATTCGGGACCTACATCATCAACACTCTATCCATCACAGGATCAGCAGATATTGACCTGACATCGGGTGCCACGCTCAAACATAAGACTTCGGCGTCTGGGAACATGATCGAGTTCACTGGAACACGGTTATCTATCACGGGCGGGTTTATTGATGGGAACCAAGCGAACCAGCCTGGGGTGATCTACGCCGTTTCCTGCGCCCTGCCTTCCACGGCCAATGTGATCGTCAATGGTGTGACCTTCACGAATACGGCCAACGCTGCCGTTGCCGCTACCAATTCCGGCGGGCACCTGTATGTAGACCGCTGCAAGTTCTCTGCGATGCGTGAGCATGACGGGACGCTCCAGCACGACACCTGCGCGGTAAGCGTCCAGTCTGGCGAAACGGGGAAGAAGGGGTTCCTCCGGTTCAACGACAATACGCTGGTTGGAACCGTCACCCCCGTTCTTCCGGGTGCCTCCCCTGGTGGCATCTTCTTCGCCCCAACGCTTGATTATGTCAACGGGGTCGGCAACTTCTCCACACTGGAGGCCATCGGCAACCACTTCTATGGCATTGGCCAGAACTGCGGTGGTAACGACATCGCTCCCATTCACACCTACCCTTCCACCGATGGGGCCAGGGTCATCGGGAACTATTTCGAGGGGTGCGGGTTCTCGGCGATTGCGGCGAAGTCGGTTAAGAACTTCATCTGCACCGATAATGTGATCGTCAACGGTCAGACCTCAGCACAGAACGATCCTACCTCGGGCGCGATCTACTACACGCCAGGGGACCACTCGGGCTCCACCGTCCGGCCTCGCGCCGTCATCAGCAACAACATCATCGACACTCCCGGTGGAACGGCAACCGTGAAGCAGAACGGCATCAGTGTCATCGGTAGCCCCACCTCTGTCGCAACCCAGGTCGTGATTGCCAACAATGTGATCAATGGGTGCGGGGACGGGATCTGGATTGATCGGGCTACCGATGTTTCGATCACCGGGAACAAAATCAACGGTTCCACGGGTGGGACCGCCAATACCGAACACGGCATCATCCTGAACAATATTTCCTCGGTTGCCATGATCTATGGGAACTATGTGGTGGCCCCCAACGGCTACGGGATCGCAGCGACCAACGCGAACACCACTGCAAAGTTCCATGTTGATGGGAACTATGTGATTCACTCCACGGCTGGCAGCTACGGAATGATTTTGCGCGGCATGGCGTTGGTGAAGTTGACCGGGAACATCATCGACTCAACCACAAGCGCCATCAGCGTGAGTTGGGACGGGGCAACAAAACCGGCCTTCTATTGGGAGAGGTCCAACCAGATCCTTAACGGGACCGTTTCCTTCGACTTCGCCAACCTCACTTCGGCGGCTGGGCACATTGAGTATCCCAACGCCCCCGATGGACTTGTCCCGGCTACGGCGGGTGCGCTCTACACGAGAAACAGTGGTGGCGTCCCAGCCCTCTACATCAAGGAGACAGGTGGCGGGACCACCGGATGGAGACCCGTAGAGACCAACGCCCTGGGTGGGGACCAGAACGCGAACAGCGGCATCACACTCACAGCCACGCTGGACGCTCCGGTCCAGTTCTTCACCACAGCCTTGACCGCTGCCAGGACGATCACCCTGTCAACCAGCGGGGCATCAAACGGGGATATGTTCCGAATCATCAGAACCGCTGGAGATACTGGAGGCCCGTGGAACCTATCTGTTGGGGGTCTCAAGAACCTAGCGGCCAATACCTGGTGCGAGGTTTCCTTCGGAGGAAGCGGGAATGCCTGGGTGTTGACCGGGTATGGCACACTCTAGCCCATCATCCCCGCCAGCCACCCCCCAATGACCTGTTCAGCCCCGGATAGCTCGGGGCTAACAGATTGCGGCGGGGGCCCATCCAATCCGGGGAGGCCGGGGGAGGCCGTGTGCGGGCCATGCCTTGCTCGAGGCAGGGTGCTCGAGGACCCCACCCCAGCGGCGGACGGACGCCAGCGCCGAAGCGAAACACCCCCCATCGTTCCCGGGGCGATTGTGTTCACCACCCCAGCGTTTGAAATTGAGGGCTGCGAAGTTCACCCACAACTGGCATGGAGGGTGGGCCACCACGGGATGCGGGCCAGCGTAGAGCCTGGCATCCCGGTTGATGTCCCACGGGTCCACGCCTGGCAGGTTGAAGTAGCAACCATTCGTTTCGACAAAGAGGGCGGCGATCAATTCAGGCTCCAAGGTTCACGGTTTTGGACAAGATCAACGGGGTTTCGGAAGGTGCCGAAGGAACTCCCTGGCTTCGATTACCGCAAGGTCATCCTCTGTTGGGATCGTGCCGTAAAGGGCATAGCGGAGAAGAACATCAATGTGCATGGACGCCTCGACCGTCTTGCGCTTCCAGTAGGAGGCGTTCTTCGGCGGGTTGGGATCAGATTCGGTCGGGTAGACCACCAACGGCTTCTCTGGGTGGGGTTGCTTGGGGTGCTGGTAGGTTTCGGGTTCCATGGTTCCTCCAGATGGACAGGATCACTTTTCGTTGAATCGGGTCAGAAGCCTGTCGATGGCTTCTAGCGTTGGGGCGGTAGAGAGTTCAGCAGTGTTCATTTCCTCGTCTGAAACTTCATCCACAACATCGGCTTCGATGATTCCGGCGATCACCTTGCCCATCAGGACAACCGATGCGCGGACCATAGCCAGATCCTCACGGAAGGCTTCAGCAGCCTTGCGCTTTTCTCTGTAGTAGGTGGCTCCCATGTGTCACCCAACCTTGTGCATTTTTTTGTATCGGATGACTTTCCGGCACCCAACAAAATCGAGGATCTTCCCTGTTGGCTCGTCTCTACCTTGTAGGACGTTGTTTAATGCTTGTTGTGGGATGCCAATTTCCCTAGACAGCCGTGCTTGATCCCCGTGTTTCGCAATGCGCGATTTAAGCGCGTCCACCACTTGAGCCGACGAAAGGTATTCGATCCCATCTGTGCCGATCCTCCTGGCAAGGTCTGGTGGCATGAGAAGTTCGATCCCATTTGAGACGCTGATCGGGATGCTCCCTTCTGTTGGGAAGGTCAATTCTTTGATAGCGCAGATGTCGAAAAACCTTTTCTTCATCGGGTCAGTCTCCTGGACAAAAGCTAGATGGATTCGTTGCCAACGGTAGGCTCGGAGGGCATGACATAGACCTCCAATGGCTTCCCGCAGTAAGGACAGAAGTGGTAGTGGTTCTCTTTGGGACCGTCCTCGATGAACTCATGGCGGTTGTCGCAGGCGGTATCCCAAACGCCATCCTCGTCCTGCCACCAGCAGCAGCGGGGGTGTTCACAGGTCATTTCGATGGTGTCGCCGCCGAAGGTTTCAAGAATGTATTTCCCGGTGTCTCGGCATCGTTGGCACTTGTGCATGGTGGTCATTTCTGGACATCAGCGTTTCAGGGCTTCGCGGGCAATGTCCTGCAAGTAAAGCCGCGTGTGGGTTTCAGTGGCGATTCGATTAAGCGCGTGGCGCAGGCGCATGTTTTCCTCGCCAAGCGCCTGGAGGCATGCGATCAACTGTTCGGTGTCTTCCGGCATGGTTCACCTTTCTGGACAGGTGCTACTTGTAGAGGGGAAGGCGCTCGGTCAGGTATTCCTGGAGGTCGTCCATGATTTCCAGGTTTTCCTCGTCGGCGCTGAACCAGAGATAGGCAACCTCGCGCCCATCTTTCACCACGCTCATGCGGGTTCCGATGGGACAGGCTGGATCGCCATGCTCGACCTGTTCTTCGATCTTCAATTCACAGGGCAAGGTGCCCTCCTATGGACAGTTACGGATTGAGGGCGGTTCGGATAGCGTTGGCGAGGGCGAAGTCGCCCAGGGCCTCGCACGATCCTTGGGCCCGTTTCAGCAGGTCACGGAACTTGGCTTCTTCCTTCTTCCAAATCTCGATGACCTTTGCGTGTTGGGCGTCGATCTCTTTGGCTTCGGCTTCCAGTTCCGCGACACGGTGAGGCATAGGCGCGAGTTCTCGGCAGTAGTCCAGCAGTTCGTCCTGCATCCGTTTCCCGTTGTCGCCCAGGGCAAACCGGACACGGGAGAGTAGATCGAAGGCGCTGATGTTGTCCTTCCGGGCTTGCTCCAAGTCATCCCGCAGGGAATCCAGGGCGGGGCGCCACACGGTTTCCGGTGCGTCACAGGTCAGGAGGCATTGCTCAAGGATTGAAAGGTCAGTCATGTGGGGTGCCTCTGGACATCAGCATTGAAGGTGGTTTTCGTAGTGCTGGATGGCGCGGATCGCCGCATCCACCCACGATGTTCCGGGTTGCCACAGATCCTCGTTGGCACCGTTCCCGAGTGCAGCTTGGACCTTCGCTCGGTCCTGTTCGTGCCCCTGGACCTCGCCCAGCTTGGCGATATAGAGCGCCTGGAGGCTGAGATAGTCCTGTGAGTAGTAAACCGGCGAGGCGAGTTGGCACCCGCAGCCTCTGCATTTTGTTAGTTCAGACACGGTGCCCTCCAGGGCAAGGCGGGAGGTTCCCGCGAGTGGACATTCACGGTTTGAGGGCGTCTTTCATGTTGTGCAGGGCTTCGGGGAAGTTCGCGCCGAAGTAGATCGCGCCGTTGGGATGCTTGATCGCACAGACTTCCGACCCGTCATCGAAGGTTTCGACCTGATGCCAAACCCTCACGGGCAGGGAAACAATCGTGTCCTTGGGCTCGGTTCGGGACTTCAGGTTTCGGGGCATCGCGCCTCCTTTCGAGGGTCGTGCAGATGGACATATTCAAACTTGGTTGATGGGGATGCGGCAGGCGCAGGGGTCAAGGAACGGGACGATGCCCAACACGGCGCAAGCCTTGGCATAGACATTCCAGTCATCCGTGGTGTAGCAACCGCCCAAGGTGTAGCGGTCCACGATTCGCTGGGCATCGGCTTTCTTCCGGTCGCTCACGGTCAGGCTCCTGGACAAGATCAGTTCCGTTAATGGTTGTTATGGCAATGGTTGCCGTGAACCCGCACCGTGCATTGGGCCAAGGTTCGGCTCCGCGGGCATCGCAGACACTTCATGCCGCCACCCCGTGCTGCCGCTTCTTGGCCCGGTATGCCTGGTTCCGGCTCCGATACACGGCGCGGCAGGGTTCGCAGGGGACCGGGCCTCCACACCGGGCGCAGCGCCCGGCCTCGCGGTTCTTCTCGCGCTTCGTGCGCTGCCGCTCGGTGTGGGCCTCGGCGCAGACGGCGCACCACTTCAGGCCCCTCATGCGCTCCCGCTGTAGGCACTGGACGCACCACCCCAGGACGATGGCCAGCACGCGCATCTTGCGCTGGCGTCGGCGGCTGGCCTCGTTCGTGGTCTTCCGGCAGGGGACGCACATCGGGCGCCCAGGCTCGGGCGGGACGCTGCCGCACTGGGTGCAGACCCCGGCAGCCTTGCGGGCCCGGTAGCGGCGGCGGGAGGCCGTGGCGGGGGCGTTGGTCATCATGTCAGCGGCTCCTCATCCATCGGATTCGGGACGCGCTTCTCCACCAGACCCTTGCCGCAGAACGGGCAGTAGTTCATCCGGTTATCAGTGGGGCCGCCTTCCTCGAAAACCCAGGCTTCCCCGCAATCGGATTCCCAGGTGGAGTAGTCCCAGTTCTCCTGGTATTTCCAGGTGCAAAGCTCAACGCTCATGTCAGCGGCTCCTGTTCGTCCAACTCGGAACACATGCGCGGGTGGATCACGGCCGCCCTGCCCTTCCAGCAGGCGACCGCGGCCTGCCGTTCGGCCTCGCGGTGGGCCTGGTGGCGCTCCAGGTCGGTCGGCTGGGGCTCGGGCCGCTCGGGGAACAGCACCGGGTAGAGCAGCCACCCGACGATCAGGCAGGCGATGGGGACCAGGATGATCATGCGGTCCTCCGGCCACGCAGGTCGCGCCATAGGTAGTCGGCCTTGGTGGAGCAGCTCGGGCGGTTCAGGTTCACGGTGCCCACGTCGATCCCGGCCACGCGCTCCTCGATCTCGAGGCTGTGTTTTTCGGTCACCCACGCCTGGAACGCACGCTGCCACGCGATGGCGGCGGCACTGTGCGGCACGAACGGGCGCGGCATCTCGGGGCGCTGGGTGAGGTGGTGCTGGAGGGGGGTCATGCGGCACAGATAGACGAGAAGAAGGCGCGGAGGTGGGCCACAGCGGCGTCCATGCTTTCGGTATTAATCTGGATTTTTTTGTTGTGTTCTTTGGACGGGTCGAACAACGCCACGGACCGGGCGAACAGATCGCGTTGATTCTGCGACCCAACCCTATTGGTTTCGCACTGCCTGATAAACGCCTTCGCGACCATCGGGAGATTCGGGTCGCAAAGATCAAACGAAACCAGGCTATGGTAAACGCGCTTGACGTAGAAGGCGCTGTCTTGGCGCAACATCATGGAAAACACTGCTGCGGCTTTAACCGTGGCCGAGCTATAGGTTTTTCTGTTAGTTCCGCACCCGTCCAGAAGTGAGATAAGGCTTGGCGAGATTGAGTTGTAAACCCGTTCGACCTGGCCAGTAGTCGGGTTATGGCCGACGACCATCTTCGCTATAAAAAGGGCCACTTCTGAGTGCGTTTTGGGAATCCTCAGAATGTCCGACATCTTCCGTCTGGCCCCAAGATCCAGTGCTTTGAACGAGTCTGGACGCAACCCTCTGGTGACCATGAGTTGCACTGTCACCCCTGAGTCGACGATGGCGCGGAGTCGGTGCTGCCCATCGATCAAATGCCCATCCTGGTCAAAGGCGATCCCCTGGTGGGTCGGCACCCACTCGCCAGCCAGCATTTTGTTTGAGTAGTCCCTGATGGTGGATGGCCGAATCGGGCGGTTCTTGTCGAGGTTCAAAGCCAAGTATTTCTCGGCGGTTCCGGGGCTTATGCGTTCAACTTGTGAAGTGATCATTTGGCTGTTCCTATGTGATGGGTTGATGGGCGTCATGTGGCCACCTGCATCAGGTGGGCCAGGCTGAAAAAGACCGGCTTCCCCCACCGGCAGGCGGCCTCCAGTTCAGCGCGGCAGCCCTTCGAGGCGTGCCAGTCGCCGGTCAGCAGGATGGCGTCACAGGACTGCAGGTGGCTCATGCACTCGCGCATGGCGGGCTCCCACTGGTCCTCGATGCTCATGGACGCGGGGAACGGCGGCAGGGCGATGTGGGGCACGAAGGGGACGTGGCCCAGGGCCCGCACCTCCACGCCCACCCGCTCGGCGTGGAGGATGTTGGCGACCACCTGCTTGGTGGCGGGCGAACTGTAGGGGCTGGCGCAGTAGACGCGCATCAGAAGGGCAGATCGTCATCGGTCCCGGTGGGCTCCAGGACGTTGGTGGGGGTGGCCACGACGGGCACCAGGCCGCGCTCGGCCACGCCGTTGAAGATGTAGCCGATTTTGGGGTAGGTCTTGCCGTCGTTCCCGGTGCGTTCGCCCTTGTGCTTGGCGCCGAAGGCCACGACCACGCCCCCCTTGTAGAGGGTGGGGTCCACCTTCCCGGCCTTGAAGATCCCCAGCGCCTTGACGGCCTTGGTCAGGGTCTCCAGGTTCCGCTGGTGCTGCGCCTGGTGGTCGGCGTCGTCCTTGGGCTGGTAGGTCTTCTCGGGCTCGGTGCTGACCAGCAGCTCGGCCCCGCACTCGCCGTTGCGCACGCGGATGGCGAGGTATTCGTTTTCGCCCAGGGTCTTGGCCTCGACGCTCGTCACTTCTCCGGTGAAGGTCTGCCACCGCTGCGTGGCGGGGAAGGGCTTGCCGATGCCGGTCTTCGCGGTGGCGTCGGTCTGGTTGAGGGTGGCCTGGTCAAGGCCGGGTACGGTGAAAGCTGCCATGGTGGCGTTCTCCTGTGGTGGTGGGTTAGGCGGCGGTGGCCGCGTACTGCTTGTTGAGGTGGGCGATCAGTCCACGGCGCTTCTGCTCGTCCGTGAGGTGCGGCAGGATCTTGGCGTGGCCCTCCTTGGTGAGGCGGGTCCAGTTCTTGGGGTCGGGCATGGCGCCCTTGGCGTGCAGGTAGGACGCGAGGGCGCCCAGCAGCTTGGGCATGTGGCGCCCGGCCAGGTCCGTGACCTCCACGCACTCCTCGGGGCTGCACCACGCCACGGGCGTGAGACCGTCCACGAAAGCGGACGCCTCGGGGCTGACCGGCGTGGGCTCGGGGAGGGGCATCTGGGCGAAGATCTCGCCGGCGGTCTTGGGCGCCTCGCGCTCGGCCTGCATGGCGTCGGCGGCCTTGCCCGCGGCCTCGATGCGCCGGGCCGTGGTCACGGTCGTGGCGCTGGGCCCGGCCTCCACCAGGGCCAGGAACTCGTCCATGGACCCCGTGAAGATGCTGGGCACCCAGGGCAGGCCCGCCCGCTGGGTGTATTCGTCGGGGTTCGTGTCCAGCACCCAGCCCAGGTTGTCATCGAACCGGGTCTCGGCGGTCAGGATGCACTTGGCGGGGAGGCTGGCGGCGGACTTGCCCAGGCTGCCAGGCACGATCCGGTGGACCTTGCCCTGCTCCTTGGCCTCGCTGCGGCTGATGATGACCACCGGGATGGGGGACTTCATCAGGGCGCGGACCAGTTCCATGGCCTTGTTGCCGATGGTTCCGTAGTCCTGGATCTGGAGCGGGAACCCCATCTGCAGCCACTCGGGCATCAGTTCGGTGAGTTCCGAGTAGGAGTCCAGCACGATGCGGGTGTAGCCCTTCTCCACCAGCTCGGGGCGCTGGACCAGGGCGATGGCCTTATTGAAGTCCACCAGCGTGTCGAGGGGCACGACGCTGGCCTCGGGGTTGATGGCCTTCACCGTCAGGCGGCACTTCGGCTCGGGGGCGAGGTAGAGGGGTTTGCCACCCTCGGCGGATCGGAAGGTCTTGCCTCGGCCACTGAGGGCCTGGATGAGGATGCAAGCGCGGGTCATGTGTGTGGTCTCCTGTTAGGCTTCGCTGTTTTTCTTGGTGGGGGTGCGGATCATCAGACTGGTGTTCGTGGACTCGGAGCAGACCACCCCATCGGGCAGCGTCCCGGCCTTGGCGGCTTCGTTCAGCGCGGACTTCACCAGCACGGGGTCCGGCTGCTTCCAGAACTGGGTGGGCAACTCGAACAGCTCCACGCCCGGCTGGACCTCAAAGGCGTAGGACGTGCGGGTTTGGGTGCTGAGGGTGAACTCGGGCAGCTTCACCGGCTTGCCGATGCGCTTCAGCACGGTGGCCATGAGGTCGCGGACCTTCTCGGCCTTGGCCTCCTTCACCGCCTTGTTGGCGGCGAGGGCCTGGCGCCGGGCGTCGATCACGCCGACCTCGGCCTCCAGGAACTTGAGGTAGAACCCGGCCCGCTCCAGCGCCTCTGGCGCCTCACCGATCAGGGTGTCCAACAGTTCGCCGGCCTCGGGGGTGATCTCCCCGCCGGTTTCCTCGAGGATGGCGTCGAGGGCCACCCAGGAGTCGTTCAGTCCGAATACACTAAGCATTGATGCTCCTTTTCTGTCGTTGATAGATGCGGGCTGCGGTGCGGCCGCACTCGCGGCACTTCCGACGCCCATCGGGGGTGAGGTAGACGTTCTCCCCGGCCAGTTCGTGGCCGTGGGAACAGTGGGTCTTGCGGCTGTTAACGGAGTGGGGTGAGCCACCCCGTTTCGCGTTTTCGCCCCGTGTGACGACTTCCATGTGGGCGGGGTTCACACAGCTTGTGCATTTGCAGAGGTGGTCTACCGTCATGCCTGGCGGGATGGGGCCAACCAGCGAGGTGTAGGAGAACCGGTGCGCGTAGGAAGTTGATCCCACCCTGCGCGGAAGTTGCCCATACCCGGCCTTGGTCTTGTAGCCAGTCCACACCCAGCATGAATGCGGGTCAAAGGACGAGACTCTGGAGCAGAACCAGTCGGGCAGATGGGTTTTCACTGGGCGATCCTCAGACCAGCCAGCAGCGGCGCGAACACCGGGTGGACGTGGGCGTGGTCAACGCGGGCGGCCTCGGTCTGGCCTTCGACCACCTCAGCCACGGCCGGGTGCTTCTCACGGAACTCAGCGGCCCGCTGGGCGTGGGACTGGTTCAGCCGGCGGCTGCCCATCCAGGCCCGCAGCGTGACCTCGATGGGGCGCACCAGGCGCAGGGCTTCCTCAATCTCGGCGGTGGTGGGCTGCCCGAAGCACAGTTTCTGGAGTTTCGCCGTCAGGTCCAGGATCACTTCCGGGGCGTGTTCTTCGGTGTGGCGGGGTTTCATGACGCCACCTCGTTTTCGGCATTCTCTTTGGCTGGGAACTTCTGCTTGAGCCATTGGGCCGCGAGGGCGATGAGCAAACCGTATTCAGTGATCTGGTCTGCGCTGTAGCCTTCTCGATTACCGATGATTTGGTAGTTCGTCTGCCAGTGCCCCACCGTGTGGGTGTGGCACCCAATCTGGATTTTGGTGTGGGTGCAAGTGGTCAGGAAATGGCAGCTACCCTGAATTTGCAAAGGCGATGAGACCCAGGCGTCGCCGTAGACCCGGGCGTTGCCGTAGACCTGGGCGTCGCCGTAGACCCAGGCGTTGCCGTAGACCAGGGCGTTGCCGTAGACCCGGGCGTTGCCGTAGACCTGGGCGTCGCCGTAGACCCGGGCGTTGCCGTAGACCCGGGCGTTGCCGTAGACCTGGGCGTCGCCGTAGACCAGGGCGTCGCCGTAGACCCAGGCGTTGCCGGAGACCCAGGCGTCGCCGGAGACCCAGGCGTCGCCGTAGACCTGGGCGTCGCCGTAGACCAGGGCGTTGCCGTAGACCAGGGCGTTGCCGTAGACCCGGGCGTTGCCGTAGACCTGGGCGTCGCCGTAGACCCGGGCGTTGCCGTAGACCCGGGCGTTGCCGGAGACCCGGGCGTTGCCGGAGACCTGGGCGTTGCCGTAGACGATGCCTTCGATCAGGCAGGTGGCTTCGGCCTTTGCCGTGGTCTGGACCCAACCGCCGCCGTTCTCATGCTGCGTCCAGTCTTTTGCGGTGGTCCAGGTGAAGATGGCGAGGACTTCTTCGAGCGGTTTCATGCGGTGGGCTCCTGTGGGTTGGGTGAATCGTCAGCAGGACCAGTCTCGCACTTTTTGTGAGACGCGCAAGAGGGAATCTCACATTTTTTGTTTGTTTGTCTCCGGGCACGAAAAAGCCCCTCGGGTGAGGGGCCGGGAATTGGGGCGGTTTGGCCGTCTATCTGAAGAAGTGCGGCATGGGTGGGTCGTCGTGGGTGATGCTATTCAGCCAATTGTACCGGCCGTTATTCCATATCAAGTAGCGAGTGCGGAACCCCACATAGGCACCATAGGAGTTCTTGGCGTTCACCTCGAACATGATGACCCACCCGTAGACCCAGCGGGACGCCCTCGTCTACCTTGCGGTCCACAAGTTCCATGAAACGGTCCCTCTGTTTCCAGGGGTCGGTTTCACGCGGTTTCCGGGGGCGGGCCATGACCAGATTGTGCGTATTTGTTGCTAAATCTGCAATTTCGCTTGTTTTGTGAGATTGCCCCTTGCGTGTCTCACAATTTGTGCGACATTTGAGGACATGAAGATCACCCTGCCCCATGGCGTGACTTGCGCCTCGCTTGCCAACCTGTGCGGTGTCCATCCGGCCAGCATGGCGCGGGCCCTGAACGACTTCGACCCGGTGACGGGTGTGCATGTCTGTGGGGCGTCCCTGGCCATCGCCATCCACTACGCCAGCGGCGCAGCCGTGCCCTGCTGGGCGCTGCGCCCAGACATCTGGTGCGAGGGCCAGGTGCCGCCTCATCCGTCTGCCTCGTCTTCCCGGGCCATCGCATGACCGCCCTTGGGCCGTGCCGCCTCCCGGGCCTGGAGCTGCTTTGCGGCGGCCTCCCATTCCGGCGTGGGGCCGAACAGCGCCTGCCAGGACAGCTTCAAAAACCCGACCACTTCGCCCATCGAGGACACCTCCATGAGTAGTGTCAACCCCTCGACAGGCGAAGGCCACCCCTACGCTGTTCGCACGGCCAAGGCCCTGGACGAGATCTGCCGCCCCCACAAGGCCGCGTGGCTGGCCCGGGTGCTCGGTGTGCAGGAGTCGGTCCTGTCCGAGTGGCGCCATAACACCCGCACCCTGCCCCTGTGGCGGGCCGCGCTGGTGGACGAGGCCCTGGGCACTCACGCGCTGCTCGAGGAGCTGGCTGCGATGGAGGGCTGCGGGGTCCACTCGCTGGAGCCCAGCGCCATCACGGCGGCAGACCTCGAATCCATGTTCCCCGCGGTCCTCCGCGCCGAGGGTGCCGCCAGCGCCGACGTGTTCCAGGCCCTGGCCGATGGCCACCTGGACAGCGGGGAGCGCGACCGGCTCCACGCGCACTTCAGCAAGCTCCGGCACTACTTCCAGTCCCTGGAGGAGGCCACCTCCCCCCATGCAAAGGGCCCCGCGCAAACGAGGCCCTCGTAGTTCACCCCGCTTCTGAGGAGCGAAGATGACCAAGAATAACCCCTCCTGCCCCCGATGCCAAGGTCGTGGCTGGTACGAGGGCCCCTACTACGGGAACCTCCAGCCATCTGTCGAGATGATGGTCTGCGAGGACTGCAACACCGTGGGCAAGCCCAGCCGGGCCGAGGTCGTATTTATCGGCGTCTGCTTCGTCGTGTTCTTCGTCCTCATGCTCATGGGGGCGGCATCATGAGCGCACCTACCCCCAACCCCTTCGCCAGTATCTTCGGGGACCTGTTTGGTGGTCCCAAGCCGACACCTGCCCAGCAGTCCTGCTCCCACCTCCTCAGCGCCAAGATGCCGGACGGAAAGTTCTTCTGCCCCTCCTGCCGCCTGGTGTCCTCGGTGCCCCTGGTGCGGTCATGACCGACCTCCGCGCCCTGAACCTCATCGAGGAAGCGAAATACGCCATCAAGGGCGGGGACTGGCGCCGGGCCGAGCTGCTGCTGGCTGAAGCCTGCACGGTGGTCGCGTTTGAGCGGCAGCTGGTGGAGGAGGTGGCTGGATGAGCGCGCCCACCATCAAGGCCATTGAGACCCACTACAAGGGATACCGCTTCCGGTCGCGCCTGGAGGCCCGCTGGGCGGTCTTCTTCGACGCGCTGGGGATCGAGTGGCAATACGAGCCGGAGGGATTTGAACTCCCCGATGGCACCCGCTATCTGCCGGACTTCTGGCTGCCTGCCATTGGGGTGTTCGTAGAAATCAAGGGCCAGACGCCCAGTGGTGACGAATATAAGAAGGCCCAGCAACTTTCACAAAAAAACGGTGTGTGGATTATTTCAGGTTCGCCTCTGGACGCCTTCGTCTGGATATTTGAGGGAGGTCGGTGGGTAGGCGGCCCAACCAACCTAGAGTTCATCTGGCACCCCGAGTGGCACCTGCGGATCGTTCAGGAAAACCTAGACGACCGTGACTGGGAAAAGCCCAACTTCATCATGCGGGGATCTGCACAGATGGCCGCCAGCCGCGCCCGTTCTGCCCGCTTCGAGCACGGGGAGCGCGGATGACAGCCGCCGAGCAACTGAAGCCCCTCCAGCGGGTGCTGTCCTGGTCCCAGTTCAAGGGCGCCCGGGACAACGACCCCGACCGGCACAACGGAACCTGGGACGACCTGGTGCCCCTGCTCAAGGCTGTGAACTCGGCACCCAAGAAGAAGGACCCCAGCGAGGCCAAGAAGTCCGTGCCGGCGTTCAGCGGCACCGCGTTCTTCGAAGGCACCACCCGGGCCCGGGAGAACGCCGAGGGCGTCCACCTGCTGGTCTTCGACTTCGACAACTGCATCGAGGTCCCGGTGGCGGGCGAGTTCCATCCCAGCGGGCGGCCCAAGACCCAGAAGGTGCCCATCCAGACCCCGGCGCAGCCGGAGGCTGTGGTGGACCGGCTGAAGGCCCTGGGCCTCGACGCCATGGTCTACACCACGTGGAGCTCCAGCCCGAAGCTGGTCAAGTTCCGGGTGGTGGTGCCCCTCGCCAACGTCATCAGCCCGGCCTACTGGACCGAGGCGACCGAGTGGGCCATGGAGGCCATGGGCTTCCAGGAGTGGCGGGACAGCCAGGCCATCGACATCCCGGTCCTGCGAGACACCGCCCGGCTGAACTTCCTGCCCTGCGCCCCGGACCCCAAGACCGTCCGCCAGTGGGAACTGAAGGGCAAGCACCTGGCCATCCCAGTGGCGGCCCTGCCCGAGTTCAAGTTCGAGGAGCGCCCCAAGCCCAACTGGCAGAAGCCCCGCGCCAAGACCAACGAGCGCACCGGCCGGGACTGGTGGCGCGAGTTCCGGGTGGACTTCAAGACCCTGAACCTGGAGGGCCTGGTCCGCGCCATGGGCGTCGAGGTCGGCAAGGCCCAACCCTGGAACGGCGGGTTCAAGTGGAGGTGCCACTGCCCCTGGGCCGGGGAACACACCCACGCCCTGGACGATGACTGCGCCGTGATCATCCAGACCCACGGCGACTGGCCCTCGTTCAAGTGCCAGCACAGCTCCCACGCCCTCCTGGGCCTGCGGGAGATCTGCGAGAGCGCCGGGGCCCCGATGGTCGAGTCCTACGCCGCCCGCTACACCCCGAAGCAGGCGGAAACCCCAGAGGCCGAGGAGGAGGGCGAACCCCTGCCCCCAGCTGCCGGGAACGAGGACCAGCGCCCCGTGGTCGATCGGCTGCACCGGAACAAAGAGGGCGTGATCCTCAAACTGCCGGCGAACCTGGCCAAGATCCTGCGGTTCGACCCCCAGTGGGGTGCCCGGCTGTCCCTGAACCAGATGAGCCAGGAGATCTGCCACGACCTGGCGCCCAAGGGTGACCCGTTCGTGGATGAGGTCCAGGAGTGGCTGCAGGATGTCTACCACCTGAACTTCGGGCGGGACGAGATCCGGGCCAAGCTGGTGGCCCAGTCCAGCCAGAACCCGGTTCACCCCGTCCGCGAGTGGCTGCGCAGCCTGCCCGAGTGGGACGGTGCCGAGCGCCTGAAGCTGGTGGCCACCCAGATCCTGCACGCCGAGCCCCACAGCCTGAACTCCCAATACATCATCCGGTGGGCCGTGGGCGCCGTGAGGCGCGTCATGCACCCCGGCTGCAAGGTGGACACCACCCTGGTGCTGGCGGGGCAGCAGGGCTACCTGAAGTCCACGTTCTTCCAGGTGCTGGGCGGAGAATGGTTCAACGACTCCCCGATCGACCTCCAGAACAAGGACGGCTACCTGGTCCTCCACCGGGCCTGGATCACCGAGCTGGGCGAGATCGACCACCTGACCAGCGTCCAGTCCACCGAGAAGATGAAGGCGTTCCTGTCCTCGAAGCAGGACGTGTTCCGGGCGCCCTACACCCCCAGCGCCGCGGTGTTCCCCCGGTCCTGCATCATTGTGGGCACCACGAACCAGGAGGGGTTCCTGACCGACGCCACCGGCAGCCGCCGGTTCTGGCCCATCAAGGTGAACGCCCCCATCGAGGTGGACCGCCTGATCTCCTGGCGGGACCAGCTGTGGGCGGAAGCCCTGCACCTCGAGCAGGCTGGGGTGGACCACTGGCTGGACGCCGGCATGGACCGCATGCGCGAGGAACAGGCGGAAGCCTTCGCCGCCGAGGACCCCTGGGAACACATGGCCAAGCAGGCCGCCGAAGCCTACAGAAACCAGGGGAAGTCTCTGGCGGATGGTGTGGCGATGAACGACTTAATGACGCTGATGGAGATCCCGAAGTCCCAGCAGACCAAGGGCGCCTCCATGAAGCTGGCCGGCATCCTCAAGAAGATGGGCTGGGAGCGGGTCATGGTGTCCGAGCGCCGGGTCAGGGTGTGGAGGCCGACCGTATGAGCGACCTCCGAGCAACCTCTGAGCAACCTCTGAGCAACCTTAAGTCCCTGCTGTGTCAGTCAAAGAGCAACCTGAGCGACCTGAGCGGCCATCTCCCTATAGCTACCTTTTCTTCCCTAAAAAACTTCCCTCTCTTTTCTTCTTTAAGGTTGCTCAGGTTGCTCAGGTTGCTCAAAGAGAGCATTGAAGCGGGTTTGAGGGTGAGCAACCTGCCTTTTGAGGTCGCTCAGAGGTTGCTCAGTTCTGACTTTTCCCGCGAGGTGCCCCATGCCTAGCCCCTGGGGCCTCGGCCTCTGCGCCCCCAAGAAGACCCGGAAGCCCACCCCCGAGTCCCTGGTCCTCAAGGCCGTCCTCGCCTACCTCCGGGTGTGCCGCCTGGGCAAGGTCACCCGGAACAACGTCGGCATGGTCTGGACTGGTGGGCGCACCGGGGCTGGTCGCCCTGTCCGGTTCGGGACACCTGGCCAGGCTGATGTGACCGTATCCCTCACAGGCGACCCCCGGCAGATCCACGTCGAGTGCAAGGCTGGCAAGGGCACCCTGACCGACGCCCAGCGGGCCTGGGGTGCCTCCGAGATCGCCCGCGGAAACGTCTACCTGGTCGCCCGCAGCGTGATGGACGTCTATACCGCCCTGACCAACGCAGGGTTCACTGTGCCCCGCCCTGGGGCGAGGCGGGCCGCATGACCACCCCCTGCGCCAAGCACCCCTACAGCCGCGCCCGAGCCTACGAGGTCATCCGGCGCGTCGAGCATGAGCGGCCCCACACGAAGGACACCCTGCGGGCCTACTACTGCCCCAGGTGTGGCAAGTGGCACCTGACCAGTGCCCCGGACAAGTTCAAGAACCAGGAGGCGGTATGACCCCCAAGCAGGAAGCCTTCGTCCGTGAGTATCTGGTGGACCTGAACGCCAGCGCGGCGTATCTCAGGGCTGGTTATAAGACCGGGAACGCCAACGTCCTCGGCCCTCGCATGCTGGCAAATGCTGGCATTGGTCAGGCTATCCAAAAAGAGATGGACGAAAGGGCTAAACGGGTCCAAATCACTGCCGATTATGTCCTTACGACCATTCGGGACACCGTGGAGCGGTGCCGCCAGGCCGAACCCGTCCTGGACAAGGAGGGCCACCCGACCGGGGAGTATCGGTTCGACTCCACGGCGGTCCTGCGTGGGGCGGAGCTGCTGGGCAAGCACCTGAAACTGTTCACCGACAAGACCGAGGTGACCGGCAAGGACGGCGCTGCCCTGGGCGGTGTGCTGCTCTGCCCCGCCCCGATGAACGCCGAGCAGTGGGAGGCCACCGTGGCGACCCAGCAGGCGGCGCTGCTGAAGGGGGCAGGCCGTGGCTGAACGCGCCATCTGGGCGCCCCAGCCGGGCAGCCAGCAGTTCTTCGTCCAGTGCCCCTTCTGGGAGGCGCTGTACGAGGGGACACGCGGGCCCGGCAAGACTCAGGGGCTCCTGATGGACTTCGGCCAGCACGTGGGCCAGGGCTACGGCGCCAACTGGCGGGGCGTTCTGTTCCGGGAAACCTACCCGCAGCTCGCGGACGTGGTGGCGAAGTCCAAGAAGCTGTTCTACCAGGTCTTCCCCGGCGCCAAGTTCAACGCCTCGGACTACACCTGGCACTTCCCTGATGGCGAGGAACTGCTGCTGCGCCACATGAGCAAAGAGGACGACTACTGGAACTATCACGGCCACGAATACCCGTGGATCGGCTGGGAGGAGCTGACGAACTGGGCCAGCCCCGCCTGCTACGAGGCCATGAAGTCCTGCAGCCGGTCCTCCCACCCAGGGATGCCCCGGAAATACCGGTCGAACTGCAACCCCTACGGCGTGGGGCACAACTGGGTGAAGGTGTTCTGGATCGACCCCGCGCCGGCTGGGGTGCCCATCAAGGAGGGCAACAAGCCCACCCGCGTGCGCATCCACGGCAGCGTCTACGAGAACAAGATCCTGATGTCCGCCGACCCGGAGTACATCCAGAAGCTGGAGAGCATCACCGACCCGAACAAGCGCAAGGCGTGGCTGCTGGGATCCTGGGACATCGTGGCCGGTGGGATGTTCGATGACGTGTGGAGGGAGGAGGTCCACCCGCTGGAGCCCTTCGACATCCCGGCATCCTGGACCATTGACCGCAGCTTCGACTGGGGCAGCGCCAGGCCGTTCTCGGTCGGGTTCTGGGCCGAGTCGGACGGCACCGAGGCCACCCTGCGGGATGGGACGAAGCGCCAGTTCCCCAGGGGCACCCTGTTCCGCATTGGGGAAATCTACGGCTGGAACGGGCAGGCGAACGAGGGCTGCCGCAAGCTGGCGGTCGAGGTGGCGCGGGACATCGTGGCCTTCCAGAAGGACGTGCCCTGGGGCCACCGGGTGCAGCCGGGCCCGGCGGACAACTCGGTCTTCGACGCCGAGAACGGGGTCTGCATCGCGGATGACATGGCCAAGCTCGGCGTGCGCTGGGAGCGGTCGGACAAGTCCCCCGGAAGCCGCCGGACTGGCTGGGAGGCCCTGCGCAAGCGCCTGAAGGCGGGCCTGCAGCACCCCATGGAAGACCCTGGCCTGTTCGTGTTCAACAACTGCCGCCACTTCATGCGCACCGTGCCCACCCTGCCCCGTGACTCCAAAAAGCTGGATGACGTGGACACGGACGCCGAGGACCACACCGGGGACGAGGTCCGCTACCGCTGCCTCGCTGTCCGCAAGACCGCCGCCTTCCACGCCATCAACTTCTGAGGTGTCTATGGTCCGTGTCCGCTTCTACTGCGACATCTGGAACGCCCCGGTCCCGCTGGTTAGGGGGTTCACCCCCAGCCTGATGGCCAGCACCACGCCCCCGGACCCGCGCCACATGACGAACACCCGGCGCGTCGCCTTCGACGTGGACCTCCCTGACCACTTCTTCCGGGAGGCCGAAGACATGGGCCAGCAGGTGGGCCCTGCCATCGAGGTGCCCATGCCCTTCCCTGGAGGTGAGCCATGCACTACGCCCTGACCGAAGCGTTCCTGGCCCAGTGCTTCGCCGCGAAGACCGGCGTGGACCGGGAGGCCGCCGTCCAGGCCACCGCCGTGTTCCTGGAGATCAGCCAGGCCATGGCCCTGATCACGGTCCAGCGGCTGGAGACCGCGGAGCAGGACGCCCACATCCTGCACCTGGCCGGGCAGGGCGTCCCACGGGCCACCATCGCCATCCGGGTGGGGTTGGCCAAATCAAATGTGTTTGCCGCACTGAGGCGGCAGCAGGAGGCCAGGAGGGCGGCACTGAGGGCGGCGGGGTAATTAGTCCTGAGCAGACAGGACGCCCCGCACCCGAGGCTTGG